TTCGTTTAGATTATCTGACGAATACTCTTCCTCATCAAAAATATTTCTTGTATACAACTCTTGCCACAAATACTTACGAAGCTCAAGCATAGCATCTAGTTTATAGTTTGCCGTCACATTGCACCTCCAAATGAAGCCGCCAATGCAGCGTCTGCCTGAGACCTAATAGTATTTGGTGAAAAAGAGTATTGAACTCTTTTAATATCAGAAGGAACTCTTAAAGCCTTAGTCATGCTAGAGTTAAATATTTTTTGGAATCCAGATCTTTTTATTGATTCATTTACCAGTCTTCCACTAAAAAATCTTGAATGAGCCAGTCCAAATTGATTACGTGCTGCAGACCCTCCAGGTCTTTTAACTGTAACAGATTTGCCTTTAGGCATATACACAACTTCGCCGTTGTACTCAAATACTAGTCGCTCTGCATTCTTTGGTCTAATAACCAATGGATTTCCCTGCTCCATAACAGAAGCCTTATTTGCGAATACGTGTCTTCTTTTGCTATTGCTAGATGGAACCATAGACTTTGAAGGAAGTATGCTGTAGTTAATTCTAAAAGAAAGTCCATTTTCTGAAATTCTATTTAATTTAAAAAGTCTTGCTGTCTTGTTGCCAGTCTTTTTCCATTCATACATATGGTGTAATGATTTTGGCTTTGATCTTGCTAAAGCATCAATGTAGTTTCCAAAGTCAGTATTTATCTGATCAAACATTATTTTTGTGAAAGCTGATTGAAATTGAGCATTTGCTGTAAGCTTAGATATTACTGAAGCTTCATAGTAGACAAATGCAGATATCTGAGCCACTGTGCTATCTCTTAGTGGTCCGTTTTGATTTGAATACATCATTCTCTCTAGTCCGCTTGATGCTTGAACCAGTAGTCCGCTATTGTCCAATTTGCTGATTCTCCGATCTCTTCATTGATGAGTTATATGCAATAACACGGCCAAATGGGTCTGTGACTGGAGTTGTTCCCATAACCTCAAATACTGTCGGAGTTTCATTTGGAAAATCAATTTCATTCCAAATAGTGTTTCCTTCGGCATCCCTAATGTTTGTAATCTTTTCTCTAGCAGTTAATTTTTCTGAAGTTCTTACTTGAATTATCTGATCGTTTAAATACTTATTTGAAAATATTTGCTTATCGCTAGAGCGAGTAGTTGCTGAGTTGCTAATAACTCCCTTAGCATGGCATGCAACAGTTTTATAATAATTCCATTCTCTAACAATTGCACCAGTATCTGGATCTTGAATTTCAGACTGTCTATAAACATCTAAATTCATAGACAAGACAGAGTCTACGATGCTGTTCATTATATAATCTCTACTTTAGTTGTTAAGACATATTCTGCTAGAAGACGATCTGCATAGGCATTACCAGTTCCAGCATATGCTTCTCCCGTATACTCAAAATCCCAGTCGAATGTAGATATAGTCTTAACGTACTTGTTTCTCCACATAGTGTCTTTAGAAAAATAATCTCTCATTAATTCTATAGCTGCAAGCTCTACGTTTTCTGGTACTCTCTCCCAGCCAAATCTTCCCTGAACTTTGTATGCAACTCCTGATTGAAATACTCCTGCTGAATCATGAATGCTTGGAGGAACCATACCGTTTGCAGTATAAACTGTATTATCTAGTAGTCCTGCTCTGTTAATTTTAATGCCGTATCCGCTTTCAGAAATTTCAACTGGATAGTTCCAATTATCTACATTGTTAATTGTATCTATCAACAAAACATCGTTTGCGTACAACTCATGAAGCTCATACATTTTTGCTGGAACAGGTAGAACATCTGAGTCATATCCATAAACTAAATAAAGATCATCGTAAAGGTAAAACTTTTGACCAGTATATTGCTCTATCTGTTTTCTTGCATACTTTTCTGCCTGAGTTAATTCTCTATAAGACTTATATCCTGGATCTGATGGATCCATACTAAAACCTAGATCTTGAACATGATTAAAATCTATGTAAGGGGTAACTACGTACACCTCATCTGATTTTGTTATAGTAGTATTTCCTATGTTATATTGCCAAGTTAGTCTTAGTGTTCTGTTTCTATCAGTATACTGATAAGGAACATTGATGTAATAAGTACCTATGTTGTTTTCATCTGCCACCGCAGTTATTGTTTCAAGGATTGTGGCAGGACTAATTGCTGGGCTTATTGCTGGATCATTAGTAATGTCATATATCTTAACATTAGGTAATGATGTTGGAACACCAGGCTCACCATTCCAGTATACCTGATGAGTTAATGGTGATTGTGAATTAGTTAATATCTCTGCCATTTAAGAGGCCTAGATTAGTTGTAATACTCCTGGACTTCCTTTGGAGTTGCTAATCTAAAGCCCTCCTCCTTATCAAAAATTTTCTGAGCATCATCTTTGTGCATTGCTACAAATGGGTGTTCTTTTGTAAATGTATAACCCATAATATCATACCTAAAGTTATCTCTGGTCATTCTTACTAGTACTGTATCTTCTGGCTGTTCCGCCTTTGGGTCGAACTTAGGCAAGACTTCTACTGACATATCTTCTTCGTCTTCTTCCATCTTCTCAATGGTCTTGTTATATACAGACCATGTTACGCCTTCTTCTGCGAGGGCAGCAATAATATCGGCTTTATTTTTTAGCCCATCTGTATCAACTGCAAAGTCTTCTGCAATCTTTTTTAGTTCTGAAACCTTCAATGTCTCAAATGACATGTAAATCTCCTATTTCTACTCTAAACAATTATAGCATTACTAAATTAAAATGAAAAGCCCCCAAAAATTAATTTAGGGGCTTTTCCAGCTGGTTAGCAATAATTAAATTATGATGCTACCTTAACGTTCTTAACAACGACCCAAGCGTCTGCCTGCTCGATCTGAACACCAACACGAGTATACATTGTGTACTCGATTGAGTCCTTACGTGGCCAGAAGAAGCGGTATACGGTTACGTCACGCTTGATACCAATAACTACGTTATTTGGGAATGTCAAGTGGATATCTCCGTGGTTTCCTGTCTCTCCTGTGTAATCGCCATCTTGTGCTTCAGGAAGTAGTGGCACTTCAACAATCGGAATACCGAATGCGAATGGTGCTACGTAACCTGCTGGACCACCTAGTGGCTGTACGCCTTGTCCACGGATTACGCTTGAAGCGATATCCTGTGGAATTGTGTTGTTTGTTCCAATGCTGTTAGCATATAGGAAGTCTTGGATTAGGTTTGAACCTGCCAAGAAGCGAAGGTCTGCACGACGTTGCTTGTACTTACGTGGAAGTGCCTTAAGAGCGCTGTTAAATACAGCACGGCTTACGCCTGCTCCTGCAGCGTCAACTACGTGACCTGATGCCTTTGCCTTCTTTACAACACCATCAAATGCCTTGTATAGGTTATCTGATGATAGTGATGTATTTCCATTAAGGACTACATCTTCAATGTCGTTACCTGCCTGTGTTGCCATCATGCGGGCAATATGATCTTCAAGATCAGCACCTTCAATATTGTCTTCTAGAGACTCAGTTGAAAGTTCCCAATCTAGACGAAGCTTCTTTGTTGTTAGAGAGATCTTTGAGAAAGTAACTGCTGCGTTTGACGCATCGTTATCTCCTTCAGTTGCGAGCTTCATAAGTTTCTCGCCTACTGACATACGATCAATCTCAGTAGTATCTGCTCTCATTCGGACAGTACGTGCGACCTTACCGATTACGGTAGCGTCGAACATGTAGTCCAGGAAGCGAGCTGATTGTTCTGCGTTGAGAAGACCACCGTTGCCAGCTTCGCTGCCAACATGTACGCCTGCTCCACCAGTTGTTGAAGCAAAAGTGCCAGTGGCTGTTGTGCCTACTGCAATTGCTTTTTCTAATGTTTCATTGCTCATTGTATATTTTCACCTACCTTTTTAGTTAAAAATTTCATTTACGGAACCGAGGAAAGAACCGTTCCACTTTGATTTTTTGATTGTTACTTCCTGAGACCCGCCAAGGTCCGAGGACTTCTTAATTGCAGTCTCTGATTCTACTGCA